TGATACTCCTGTTAGACCTGAAGTACCGGAACTTCCCGAAGTACCTGAAGAACCTGAAGTACCCGTACTACCAGAGGTACCGGTTGAACCTGAGGTACCTGAGGAGCCACTTGTACCACTAGATCCCGAAGTACCACTACTACCTGATGTATTACTTTGGCCTGATTCGCCAGCAATGCCTGAAAGTCCAGAGGTACCAGTTGAGCCTGATGTACCGCTTGAACCTGAAGTACCCGTACTACCAGAGGTACCCGTTGAACCTGAAGTACCACTTGAGCCTGATGTACCTGATGAACCGCTAGTGCCTGTACTACCCGAGGTACCGGTTGAACCTGAAGTACCACTAGAACCAGAAGTACCTGATGTTGTGCTTTGGCCAGATACTCCGGTTAAACCTGAAGTACCACTTGAGCCTGATGTACCTGATGAACCGCTAGTGCCTGTTGAACCGCTTGTACCAGTGGAACCTGAAGTACCTGAAGAACCTGATGTTCCAGAAGTAGTACTTTGGCCAGATACTCCAGTTAGACCTGATGTACCTGAGCTACCTGAAGTACCTGATGAACCGCTAGTGCCTGTTGAACCGCTTGTACCAGTTGAACCCGAAGTACCAGTTGAACCGCTTGTACCACTGCTACCTGAAGTACCACTTGAGCCTGAAGTGTTACTTTGGCCGGACTCACCAGCAATGCCTGAAAGTCCAGAGGTACCAGTTGAGCCTGATGTACCGCTTGAACCTGAAGTACCTGTTGAACCCGAAGTACCTGAACTTCCTGATGTACCTGAAGAACCTGAAGTACCTGTGCTACCTGAAGTACCTGTGCTACCTGAAGTACCACTAGAACCAGAAGTACCTGAAGTAGTACTTTGACCTGATACTCCGGTTAAACCCGAAGTTCCAGAGCTACCTGATGTACCTGAAGAACCTGATGTGCCTGTGCTACCTGATGTACCCGTGCTACCTGAAGTACCTGAAGAACCTGAGGTTCCGGAAGTAGTACTTTGGCCCGATACTCCGGTTAAACCTGAAGTACCTGAAGAACCAGAGGTACCTGAGGAACCTGAAGTGCCAGTTGAACCCGAAGTACCAGTTGAACCCGAAGTACCAGTTGAACCGCTTGTACCACTGCTACCTGAAGTACCACTTGAGCCTGATGTATTACTCTGGCCTGATTCACCTGCAATACCTGAGAGACCTGAAGTACCGCTTGAGCCTGATGTACCGCTTGAACCTGAAGTGCCTGTTGAACCTGAAGTACCTGAACTACCTGAAGTACCCCTTGAGCCTGAAGTGCCTGAGCTACCTGAGGTGCCGGTACTACCAGAGGTACCAGTTGAGCCTGAAGTACCTGAAGATCCACTAGTACCTGATGTTGTGCTTTGGCCAGATACTCCGGTTAAACCTGAAGTACCTGAGCTACCTGAAGTACCCGAAGAACCTGATGTACCTGTTGAACCACTTGTACCCGTTGAGCCTGAAGTACCTGAAGATCCACTAGTACCTGAAGTAGTACTTTGGCCCGAGACTCCTGTTAGACCTGAGGTACCTGAAGAGCCAGAGGTACCTGAGGAACCCGAAGTACCAGTTGAACCCGAAGTACCAGTTGAACCCGAAGTACCAGTTGAACCCGAAGTACCGCTAGAACCTGATGTACCTGATGAACCTGATGTATTACTTTGGCCGGACTCACCCGCAATGCCTGAAAGACCTGAAGTACCGCTTGAGCCTGATGTACCGGATGAACCACTTGTACCTGTTGAACCTGAAGTACCTGAACTACCTGAAGTACCGCTTGAGCCTGAAGTGCCTGTGCTACCAGAAGTACCTGTTGAACCACTTGTACCCGTTGAGCCTGAAGTACCTGAAGAACCTGATGTTCCAGAAGTAGTACTTTGGCCAGATACTCCAGTTAGACCTGATGTACCTGATGAACCCGAAGTACCTGATGAACCGCTTGTACCTGTTGAACCTGATGTACCACTGCTACCTGAAGAACCTGATGAGCCCGAAGTACCTGAAGTAGTACTTTGGCCCGATACTCCTGTTAAACCTGAGGTACCTGAAGAGCCAGAGGTACCACTTGTACCTGAAGTAGTACCACTTGTACCTGAAGAACCTGTTAAACCACTAGTACCTGAAGAGCCAGATGAGCCAGATGAACCAGATGAACCACTAGTACCATTAGTTCCTGAAGTACCGGATGAACCAGAGGTACCTGATGTACCATGTGAGCCAGAAAGGCCACTTGAACCTATATCACCAGAAGAACCTGAGCTACCTGAAGTACCAGAAGTGCCACTTGAACCTGATGTGCCTGAAGTGCCACTTGTACCTGAAACTCCTGATGTTCCTCCTCCTCCAGTAGCAGCTACAACTAAAGATACAACCCCATCATCATCAATGGTTAAGACATAACCTTCCCATCCTTCTGTTATAATAGGAAGATTGAACTTATTGAAGGCTAAAGAGCGATCAAGAAAGTTCCTACCTTTATTAGGATTATCCTGTCTTAAATTACCTCTTTTTCTACTTTCGGCCATATCTTAAGGGAAAACATCTTTATCTTCAATAAATATTGAAAAAATATGTTATTAATTATTAGAACCAGTTAAGCCTGAGAGGTTGGTTGAAATTTCTTCTTGTATTGAGATTGTTGTTTTATCTACGTATTGAGTTAATGCTGTAACATCTTTCTGGAGTAATTCAGGTACTATATATCCGTTCATCTTGATTGTAAATGTGCTTCTTACTATTCTTTCATCATTCTGAGATAATTCGGTTTGGAAACCAAATGAATCGATTGATGCTTTAAATTTATAACGTTCAGGATTGCCCCAATATGAATCAGAGGCGTATTCAATTGCTTCAACTATTTTGTTTAACTGCTCAACATAGTATGTAAATACTACGCATGAGTACGTCAATGTAATATAGTCAGGTATAACTGTCGCAACGTATTGCTTTTCAGGTTTAACGTTGTTTAAGACGTCAAAATTATTATAAGCATTTCGTTTAGTATATGTTTTAGATGTAACTCCATAATTGTTAGGATTATTAGCATCTAATTTATTTCCAATACTTCTTACTTTTTCTATATTATCTCGCTTAAACATAATAAGCGGAGCCATAATTTTACCCTTTTGATCTCTATAGTAACCATCCTTTTGATAAGATTTCCATTTTTCAGGAGCTCCATATATTACAGGTACTGCAATTCGCTCTCCATTTTGAATTACTGAAGGTCTAATTACGTTATCAAAGTAATAAAATATAGATTCGTCAATATCTTGTATTCCTACAGAATATGGCTTAATTGTACTACCTTTAGCTGAGATTTGGTTAATTCTAGAGTTTTGAGAAGTAATAGCGTTATTAGGATTGCCAACAGATTGATCGTAAGCAACGTGTTGTGCTTTACTTATTTCTTCTTGTGTTTTTGGACGTGGTTTTGTTGCCATTACATTCTAGCTTTTTGAATTCCTAATCTGTCTGCTGGTACGTAATGGGTATTACAAATAATTGAAATACTAGAACCAAATCTATCTAAATCGTTTTCTAATGGATTATTACCTGTATCGTCTTTAAAAGGGTAATCAGGATTCTTACCAACAAAGAATTGGTTAGCATTTGTTCCATCAATTTCGTAATATCCTTTTTGATACATAATAACATCACCTACTTCAGGTACTACATTAGCTGCTATTAAATCATCACGTAAAAATCTATAAGTAATTCCCCATTGGAAATCAACCCCCATATCACTTTCAGGATAGTTTTGATCATCACGTTCGATAAGACAATAAAGTATAACAGGATCTGCAAAATACCTACCTGAAGTGGCCTCTCCATACATATTGGTTACGGTTTCTCCAGTTTTGTATTTGTAGAATACACATTGTTGAGAAATGATGTTGCCCATCAATTCTCTATTAATATGCCTAAATAGGCTTATGTCTCTTGCTTCTCCGTATAATGCCATCTTAACCTATATAAATTGTCATTGGTACCTCACCTAATTCACTTTTACGAGCAGTTGATTCAGCTGCTCTTCTTTCAAGCAAGGATTGACGTGACATTTGATCTAAATAGTCTCGTAATTTGGTAGTTAATGCTTCTTTATCGGTGTTTGAAGAAGCAATTAAATCAGCTTGGTTAAGTGTTACCTCAGCACCTGGTATAGGTACAGTAGAATATTTACCTCTTACATATCCTAATATTTCTTTTACAATAGCTAATGTGTATTCAAATATCCATGCTCTACCAATTGAATTAATTTGAGAGTAAGTAATATTAGTAATAGGAACATTAGATGCATTTGTTATCTTATCATTTGCACTATTATTAATCCCTGCATTAATTCTATCGTCATTTTTGATGTATTGGAACCATAAATAAGGACGATAACCATCAGTAGTTACATCTGAAGGTGAAGGTACAGGGAATATTCTTAATTTATTATTAATAAGTTGGAAGCTGTAATTAGCTTGTCTTACTTGATTTGACATTTCGATAGCTTGGATAGTTTGCATATCATAGCTTAAAGGCATAAGCAAAAAGTTCAAACCAGGACCGTATCCTAAACCAATTGAACCAAGTGCTGCTGCTTGTCCGTCAAATCCGAATCCAACTCCTAAACCAGCGTAGGGAGAATATAATTCGTTAATAGCAGGTACTTCTTCATAGAAGATTTTTTTAATTTCAATACCACCTGTAATATTATTATCGATTGCCCATTGACCTAAATCGTAATCTTGTACTGAAGATGTTAGAGCAATTGAGCCACTAAACCAAGTTACGTTACCTCCTACACCTGCTTCTTCTCCATATTGTTCAGACATTCTTACAATAGAAGACATATTAGGAGTTACTAAAGCATGATTTAGATTTGAACCTGTTGAAGCCCCCTCTACAGATAACATATTATCTCTTACTTGATAAGCGTATAATTCATTTCCGTAAGTAGTTACGGCTTCTTCAAATGCAGTATAAAATTGAATGTCTTGTAATTCGACATTTTCAATAGGGTATCCTAGACGTTGAGCACAGAATTTCGCTACCTTATCAGCATCTTGTTGGAACTGATAATCGTTATCGTAGAATCCGAAAGGTGTGTTACCTGGGAAAAAACTGCTTGAGCCAGGCCATATTGGAATTTCTGCCATATCTTTTTGTTATAAATATTAAAAAAAGGACCTCAAATTGAGGTCCCTATTAAAAATATTATGTTATAATGGTTATACGCCCGTAGGGATTTCTACAACATCAAATGTAGAACCGCTAGACATAGTTTCTAATGAACCTGTAACTTGTTCAGTTACATAAAGTAAGTATTTGTTTACTACATTATCACCACTGTTATCTGCAGATGCAGAAACGTTTGAAACATAGAATGGGAATGCTGCAATTGAGCTTGAACCCGAAGCGTATGCTTCTTGTGAGTGGTACATAAAACAGTCTACTGGGGTTTCACCTCCGGATAATGGGAGGTGTAAAACTAAACGGAAATAAGGAGTTGAGTAGGTTCCGTAGTTGTATTGGAAATCTGAGGTTGATTGGATTGCCATTTTAAAATTAATTTATTTGGTTATACATATGTTAAAGTTTAGTAAAGCGCATTCCACGATGTGCCATCGTAAAAATAAGGTTTAGGAGGTACTGAAGCAGATACAGCAAATGAACCTGTATCGGGTGATGTTGGTAAAGGGTCTTGAGGTGTTAATGTTAATACTTCACTTATATGGACACTTCCATCATCTTTAATATCAATACCTTGACCTCCGTCATTATATAAAGCTAGCCCGTTTGCATCTCTTGCTGTTAACTTTCTTGTAGATATTAAATATCCATTAGAGGTTTGAGTAATGTTTCCTGCTACGGTTAAAGTAGCATAGGGTGATGAGGTTCCAATACCTACCTTATTATCGTCTGATACGGATAATGAAGCAGAAGCATTTGAATTTTGTACTAGGAAAGCTGTTGTTGATGAGGTAGTACCCGAGCCTTTAACGTGTAGTTTAGATGTTGGAGCGGTAGTTCCAATACCTACGTTACCGTCTGTTGTCAGTGCTATATTTTCTTGTCCGTTGGCTCCTTCTAATAAAATACCTCCTGCTGCTCCGTATATCCTAGAGGCTGCTGATCCTCCTACTGAGCCGTTGTTTGTGAGAATTCTTACACCTCTATCTCCAACACTGTTGTTGAATTCAAACGTGTTTGTAACTGTGTTAGCTATAAAGAATGCTCTATCAGTTCCACTACCTCCTGTGCCTAAATGAATCTTACTTCCTTGAACATCTAAGGTTGCGTTTGGTGAAGTTGTACCAATACCTACGTCTCCCTGTACGTATAGTCCGTTTGTAGGTGCATTGTTTGCAAAGTTGGTTGTTAATGCTAATGATCTTGCTTTGATTGGAATGGCGCTGCCGCCGTCAACAAAGAATCCGATATAATTACCATCCGCACCGTAAATGTTTCTCTTAACTCTAACGTCTCCGTTTACGTCAAGTAATCTCTGAGGCGATGTAGTACCTATACCTACGTTACCTTGTAAATAGATTTTCTCAGTACCTTCTTGGTAGATTGCATATGGATCGTTTGTCTGTGTACCGGAAGTGATGCTCCCTAAGTACAGTCCATACGTATTTGTAATAGTACTATTAACATTTGAGAAATTTGATATACCTGCTGTAGATCCTATTATTGAACCATACCAATTACCAACAGTCCCAGTACCTAATCCTTCAAAATGAGTAACGTAATGTGCAAGTCTATTTGCATTACCGCTAGATACGGTGTGAATACGGCTCGCAATGTTTCTAAATATACTGTTACCTGTATTAGATATAGTCGCGTATATTTGCTTACCTAGAGCGTTTCCAAATTGATCAGTACCGCCTATACTGTAATCTTCTTTAGTAAAGTATGTTGCTGAAGGGGATCCGCCTGTACTCGATCTTGTTAATTGTACGTAAAATGGTGATGCATATGTTCCGCCTGCTGTGGTATTAGAATCGTATAAATGGAACTTAGCAGATGGACTTGTTATACCAATACCCAGGTTCCCGGAGTCTTTAAAAACAAAATTATCAGTTCCTCCTGGTCTGAGTATGATATCATCTCCGGCTGCTGTCTGTAGTTTCAAATCACCACTTGTGGTCTGAACGTAGTTTGTACCAGCACCTGTAAGTCTGATTAGATTACCTTCTACAAAAAGGTCATCACCTACATAAACATCATCTGATGTGTATACTCTGCTTGAACTTATATGCCCGTTTACGTGTAGGGGTGTTTGTGGATTGGTAGTACCAATACCTACATCACCGTCAGATGCTACATAAATTGAAGAAGTGTTGTTAGCAAAAAGTTTTAATGCTTGATCACCTTTAATCTGTAATTCTGTGTTGTTTGAGTTTAGTTGGTGAGTAGTATCTAGTGTCGAGTCTTTAATATAGAATAAAGGAGTTGGTCCGCTTAAAGTTAAAGATCCGCTTAATATACCTAAACTA